GTTGCGGAAGTTCCATAAAAGAAATTCCTAGACTTCGATATGAATGTCGCATCTTTCCCAACAACACTACTTCCAGATTTAAAATAAAAACCCTCAGTAGAAATTATTGACCTACCAGATGACGATGAATAAGCCATTCCACCATTCTCTGATATTACGCATCCACGGCCACATGAGAATCCGTTACGCTTTAGCACTGCTCCCACAAAATCAGCAGCGTCACCTTCATCATCTTCCGCCATCACCGATGCCATCAGCATCGCCGTCAGTGTTATAGTTATTATTGCTTTCATTGGGAAAAGTCTCTAGCACAAACCGAAAGCCGTCAAGGATGAAATTAACATCACGCCAAATAGGTGCAGTTGGGGTGGCTCGCGTCACTGGCGCGTTGCTACGATGCGGGTATTCGGTGTTGCTACCTTACGAGGACTTTGCTGGCTACGATGTGGTGGCCGAGAAGGATAATAAGTTCTTCCGCATCCAAGTTAAGACAGCACAGAATGTTGAGCCTGGGCGAACTAGGTATCGTTTTTCTACTAGCACTGGCAATGGATACAATCTGCCTAAGCGCGCAATTAGCGGGGTGGATTATGTGGCTTGTTGGGGAATGAACGATGATCTATTCTGGCTGTTACCAATTACCAAGTGCAAGTCCGTAACAACCAAGCTTTGCCCATCGACAGGTCAGAACTGGCGTGTATTCCAGAACCTATGAATGAGAAAGAAGCCTGGGCTAAGTTTGAGGAAGGTCTAAATGACATGCAGTCCTTTGACGAGGCTGTGGCTTGGGTGAAAAAGAACAAGAAGATAGTGGAGAAACTGACCATGATGGCAATGATTAGAAGATTTAATGAGGATATTAGCAGAGCTAATAAGACTTGGCGTAACTAAAATAGATTAAAATACATCTCGACACTGGTGTGGGTTGACAGCTAAACCCAACCAATGGGCAAAATCAATAGTCGCGCTAAGGGTGCAGCGGGTGAGCGAGAATTAGCAAACTACCTGCGGGAGCAGGGCTGGCAGAAGGCTCGCCGTAGCCAACAGTTCGCAGGCAATCCAGAGGGTGGTAGCGGGGATGTGGTTTGCGAGAACTTTCCATTTCATATCGAAGGAAAGCGTTGCCAAGCACTCAAACCCGAAGAGTGGATGGAACAATCCAAGCGAGATTGTCCGAAGGGCAAGATCCCATCAGTATTCTTTCGCCGTAATGGTCGCAAAGAATGGCTAGTCATACTTACCGCAGACAGCGTGTGTGAATTAGCTCGACAGATCGCGCCTGCAAATGTGAAGATTGAATATGTACCCAATAATCCTATGTCAACCACAGTTGGTGCTGGATTTTGGGTCAGCAATCAAGAAGAACTTACCCCATACATACAACCAAAACTAAACCCAAATAAATAAAGGAGATACTACAATGGCACTAACTATAAGTGAATCGCAGAAGATGGAACGCAAGTTGCCCGAAGCTGGCGCAACTGTTGGCGTTCTTTACAGCCTAGTCGATCTAGGCCACCAGAAAACCAATTGGGATAACCAAGAGAAGTGGACACCAAAAGTTCGCTTAACCTTTGAGTTGCCCGATCAAACCGATGAGTTCGAGGTCGAGGAGAATGGCAAACGCACCATAGTCCAAAAGCCTATGGTAGTTTCCATCGAGCAGACCCGTAGCCTTGGCGAGAAAGCAAGCCTTCGTAAGCTTCTCGAACAATGGCGCGGTCAGACCTTTACCTCCAAGGAACTCCAAGCATTCAGCTTGAAGAACCTTCTTGGCAAGCCAGCCATGCTCACGCTCATCCACAAGACCAGCCAGCAGGGTCGGCAATACTGCGCCATCGCAGGTGCATCCAAGCTACCCAAGGGTATGAAAGCACCAGCTACCACCACCAACGATCAGTTGTATTACGAGATCGAACAGGGTGAGGCTGGTCAGTTCAACGATATGCCAGATTGGTTGCAGGAGAAGATTCGTGCTTCCAAAGAGTTTGCTACAAGTGCTGGTAAGTCTACTGCAATCAAGTCAGAACTTGACGCAGACGGAAACCAAGTTCCATTCTAAATCAAATGGCTCTTACAATCACATCAAAAGAGCCTACCAATTCCCGTCTGGTCGCCACTGACCAGGCGGGACATTGGTACACAGCCGAGGGTGAATCCGCCCACGTTGTGATTGGCAAGAATGGAAAAGAAAGAAACACAACCGTAGCCGATGCGCGCCAGATGGGGTTGTACCCATCCGTAACCAGCGTGCTTGGCATTATGGATAAGCCGCAATTGACGGCATGGAAGATTGAGCAGGCTATTATGTCCTCGCTCACACTTCCGAAGGAGGCAGATGAAACGCTCGAAACCTACGCTCGAAGAGTGGTTAAGGACTCTAAAGAATCAACAACGAAGGCAGCTGAACACGGCACGAAAATGCACACCGAAATGGAGAACATCCTCTTGGGAAGAGCCGTATCCAACGATGAAACACTTGCTCCGTACATCAAAACATTCAGCGAGTGGGCAGAAAAGAATGTCGAGAAAACGTACTGGTGCGAAAAGGGTCTTGTCGGCGCAGGCTATGCGGGAAGGTGTGATGCCTACGTCAAGTTACGCGGTGTTGGTGAAGCTATCATCGACTTGAAGAATCGTAAGGTTAATCCAAAATACGATCCTTTCTACGATACAGATTGCGCCCAGCTTTGGGCATACAGAAACGCAAGCGAGAATCCTAAGTGTGCCTGCGTGTCGGTGGTCCTAGCATCAAACGATGCTACCAAGCTGACAACGAAGGTGTGGGACGAAGACGAACTTTACCAAGCTGGTATTGCCTTCTGTGCGATGCAAAAGGTATGGGCTTGGGTCAAGGGCTATACACCGCCTGGGATGAAATTATGATTGACCCACAAGACGTGCTTTGGCTAGAAGGATTACTGGACGAATTTTATAGGAGGCTCGCAAAATGAATGATTGGAGTTTAATTGCACCAGTATGGGACTTATTCATAAAAATTACTGATATGATACTTCGCTTGTTGAATGCTGCCTTCTTCTTAATGATTGCGTGGTTTACTATAAAGGAGAGAAAGAAATGACTGCACCTACAATTCAAGAGATGGGTCTTGCCGCGCAGGAGATTGTATGGCGCGTGATGGGCAAAGGATCAGATAAATCTGCCTACGGCGATTGGCTTGAGAAAGATCGGCCTACTCACGATTACCATATTGCGCGCGCTGTTCGTCACCTAGCCACAGCGCAGATGCAACTGCACAAGTCATCGCCTTGTCCAGATAATAACGGTGAAACAAGTGTTGACCACTTGGAGCGTGCGCTGGTACGATGCCTGTTCACGTTGGCACAAATAAAGAAAGAGGTAACAAGATTATGAACCAAGAAGAAATAGACAAAGATTGGGATGAGTTTTTTAGCAAGCCTCGTCCTTGGCTTTACTCAAACTACGGAGACAAATCAAGCGACAGCGATGAGTCTGAAACAGATAAATCGTTCCAGAAGTTCTGCGATAACGATGGAAACAATAGGTATCCTAGGGAATGAAGTTGGCTTTATCTTGGATCTGTTATCAGATCGGTGATCTGATTAGCCTAACGCTGATGAGGTTTGGCTATGCCTACAGTATTTATAACAAGATGATGATCTGGTCATCCGCACTGGATGAGAATGGCAAAATATGGAAGAACGTAAAATGAAGCAAGCATTAGTCACGCAATCGTTCGGTAATGAATGGAAGAACATTATTGATCTTACTAGGCCGAGGATGGAGGCGTACTGCAAACGCCATAGCGTTGACTTCATTCTGATCGACAAGCCACTCACACATCCACCGCAATACTCCAAGTCTGCGATTGGAAATATCATGGCTACTAAACACTATGACCAGGTGACATTTGTTGACGCTGATGTTTTGATTGCAGCCGATTGTCCTAACATAGCAGAGGACGCTGGGATGTTCTGTGCCTTTGACGAAGGAGCATTCTTGGATCGCAAGCCAGAAATGGTCAAGCTGGCTGGAGCTTTTGGAGGAGTGATTGAGCCTAAGTTTTACGTCAATACTGGCGTGTTCGTAGTCCATACCAAGGCCGTTGGTATACTTTCAATGCCACCCATTGGCCTACACCCAAACCACTTTGCCGAGCAGACCTGGCTCAACGTGATGGCTCATTTGTGGAACATACCACTAACTGAGCTTGACCCATCATTCAATTGCATGACTAGCGTGGAGTCGCATTTTGGATTGGACCGATATAAAGACGCAATGATTATTCATTACGCTGGGCAGTCAAACGATCTAACCAAGTTAGCCAATCAGATTAAAGATGATGACGCGAAGCTGGTGGAGCTAGGTCGGTGAGGTCAACCCAGCTATGTCGCGGAGACTACGATGATAGGGTGCAGCAGTTGGCTGGAGAGGTTGCGCTCCAAGCTATTCGCGACCTGCGGATGCTACGCAAGCGGGGGATGGTTAAAGGCATGAAGATCGTGAAAGATCACACTGGCGTACCATTAAACGATGCTCTGGAGTATAAGAACTCGCACGAGGTGCAAAAGCTGCTGCGTGACTTCAAGACTGGCGTTGTCTCCTGGTGGTGCAGAGCCAGCGGGGTGCAGATTGATAATAGAACGCTGTTACGAAAGCTAAAGGAAAACGATTATGTTCTGCCTACTTGATCTTGGCACAATAGTTTGGGTAATTGCTTCTTTTATTCTTTACAGTTCGATGACATTATCGGCAATCTACTGTGCGTTATACATCATATTCAAACTGATTGATTTCATAAGAAAGGAACTGGACCTATGAGGAAAAGAAAAGCGGGGAAATATATTGATGTGGTCAAGACTGAGGAGTGCAAGTCAGTCAAGATCACAGTTAATGTTGAGGATGATCTTTACGAGGCAATGGTCGATGCTGGCCGTCAGCATATTGTCAAAGACAAGACTGCTTGCTTTGAGTACGCACTGAATAAGGCGTTGCTGGAAATGTTGGAGGAACTCAAATGAACCAGTTTAAGCAGAAGGTATTAACCGCTTCAGTAGATCGCTACGTCCTAACCAAGACGCAGTGCGAGATGCTGCGCCAGGATGCGGAAGTGATTGGAATGAAGCGTGCGCCAGTGTTGTCGAAGGATGGCGTAACTCGTACGGTATCGCGTACGCGAACCTGCTCATCGTGCTGGATACCTTTCGCCAAACATTACGAATGGATCTACAATGTGATGCGCGAGATTACGGAGGGCATCAATGCCGAGCAATGGCGATTCGACATCCAAGGCATCCAACAGTTGCAGGTGCTACGATATAATCCATTCCAGCGTTTCAAGTGGCATTTTGATACCTATACTGGATCGGATCGCAAGCTGACAGCAGTGGTAAATCTTTCCGAGCCATCCGAATACATTGGTGGTGGATTGCAAGTTAAGGCAGACATTGAGAACGTAAAGTTTATCCGTGAGCAAGGAGCAGGTTGCTGGTTTCCATCCTACCTAGAACATCGCGCGCGTGCGCCTATATGGGGAACGCGCTGGGTGTTGGTTGCTTGGTTTACTGGACCTGCCTGGAAATGATCCAACTCAATCCAGAGCTATGGATGATGACTCCAAAAGGTGAAGGCTTGGCCTTCATTGTTACGGACTACGGCATGGATCATAACAAGATATTCACGGTCATGCTGAACTCTGGCGAGATACTTGACTTTGACCTGCGTGATTGTCGCAGATGTGAAAACCCAAGCTTCGGGGTACAAGCACCATCAGTGCCTAATCCCTATTACAACATATAAGGAGAATAGAATATGCTAGGTAAAGACGTATCAAAGAATATGCATGAGTTGGCGATGGACAACAAGAAGAAGGGCAAAGAGCGCGGTGCAGGCGGTAAGCCTCGCTCACGTCAGCAGATGATTGCGATAGCACTCTCTGCTGCTGGGAAGAGCAACAAATCGCCTCGTAAGTTTCGGATGCGATCTGGTTCGTAATGCAAGTCGAGGCTAAAGATCGCCTCAAGTGGGCGCGCGAGATCCT